CTCATTGGTTACTTCCTTCAACAAAGTGGAACCAAGAGTCTTCAAGCCTTGTAGGGCTACTTTACCTATAACGCCCCAAAAGTTGTACATAGCTGGCATACAATCTTTGAGGTCGTAAAATCCATCCATAAGCATCTGCATAGCTTCTAAGGATGGTTTCGGTGAAAGTTGCATCATACCTGCCCAAGCCGAACGATTGGCAGGTTGGATCTCGAGTCCTATATAAGTTTTGATTGCTAAGATCTCAGAAGAAACTTCGGGCGTGAAAGAATTATTTAAGGCAATGCCTTTATAATGTATCCAGGCAAAAGTCATATCTTTAGACCAAAGGGTGTCTTTCAAAACGGGCACAGCAGCTGTTAGTGTGTCAATAGGTGCAGAGTCGAGAAAGGGTACTTGATGTGGTACCCCGACGGCGTCAATCCAATAGGAGGTGCAGTTATACAAACCTTTATTTATTGGGACGCCGGAGCCGGCATTGGTGTTCGTAGCAGCTAACCATTCAGGAGAAATGGTGTTAAGCCGCTGCACAGTAAATGTGCCTTCCATCGCTTTACCGGCATAAGAGCGTTGGGATTGCATCAAGATCTGGGACATAGATGGAATAAAGGAGTCGGTGTTACCAACACTGGCAGCTTCACCACTATTGTTAAAATTAAGCAGTTGAAAACTAGTGTTTGGGTCCAGATCAATGATGTCGGTTTTTAAACCGAGCATGTCAGCGATATCAGAACGTATTGATAATGGCACTTTCGCCCATGACGAAAGTTGCTCATCGCTGGCAGCGGAGCCTTTAATTATTTTGCAGCGTTTATCACGCACGAGAGTAGGAATTAGCTTACGAAATAAATCGGAGTGTTGCTCTGCTAAAGATAACAATGTGCCGGAGAATAAAATGTTTGGGTTGAATTGACAACCAGAAACCATGCCGACATTGTTAAACATCGTTGCGTTTAAGTATGTAGTTGTGCTGCGATAGGCAGGCCGATATAAATTTGCGTCGTTATACCAATTGCTCCAATTGTACGTGTCAACGATGCCGACATTGGCAAGATCTTGATACCAAATGCCAGTTGACGCATCGCGTACGAAGCCGATATACTTGACGCGGCCGCCGTTTGGGATGAGAAAAGCATACTCATTCCAAACAGGCACGAGCTGAACGGTCAAACCGTTAGCAAGTGATGTGGGTGCATTAAGTAAGTCAACACCACGCCATTCAGTGACAACTTGAGTGCGTGCGTCGTTAGTCGGCATACCCTCATAGTTTGATATGGCGGATGGTGGATGCAAAGTCTTCTTCACGAATGCACTTGCGGGAGAAGGTGCTGCTTTAGCGATAGTTTGAACCTCAGTTTCTGACACTCGCTGAAACATGTCAGGGTCGATAGAATTAGGGGCGGAGTGAGCCATAATAGTAATAATAAGTAATATTAGATGTGTGAAACATATACAAGAAAAAGAGAATGCTTAGGTAGCAGTGCATCTCAAAGAGACGTTTTAAATTTACAAGTATTTACAATATTTACAATGTTAAGGAAAGTTAATTGGTCAAAACGGGTTTCACAACTTCAACAAGCTGTTCCCATTTAATATCTGGAACTGTAAAAAGGAAAGCTTGCAAGTTGAGCGCATTACCGTATGATAAGCGATCTTGTCCGTAATGTAGAC